GGTCTTCCTGGTCCAACTAGAGTTTCTGGAAGATATACTGAAAATCCAGGAACCCCAGAAGAGAAAAAGGTGGGAGAGAAATCTCACGTGGTTTCTTCTGGCAAAATGGGTAAGAAAACCTTTAAGAAGACAGTTGAGAAACTGGGTACAGAGGCTGGACTTAAGCACAAAAAGAATGTAAAATCAGGGTCATCAAAGGATGATCAGGACTCCGTTCTGATTCAACGCAAACCAGGAGGATCTGCTACACTAAAGGGAACTTCAAAAACATCTTGGCCTGGTAAAGGTAAAAATGTTGGAGTTGGAAAAATGAAACCCGGCAGAACCGGTGAATTTGATACTAAAGTTAAAAACAAAACATTTACTTATGAAGACTAAATTTCCACTTGAGCACGTAGTCAAATCTGACACTAAAGAAGTATGGGTAATCTGTGATAGTGCGATTACTGCTATGGGTATTCCTGCAATTGTAAAAAAGTTTTATCCTGGTTATACTGGTAAAATTGCAAGCAGAGAAAACTTTGAAAAACTGAAGAACCAGTTGGTAAACTGACACAAGGGGGGTTCACGACCCCCTTTTTGCTGCTATAATTACTTCAGTTAAACAAAACCACCTAACTACATTATGCCCCGCAAGATTTCTGTGACTGACGACCAATTGATTGCAAGTATTCAAGAACTTTATGGTCCAGAGGTTACTTCCGGTGACTTGAAAGGTTTTTGTGCCTCCCGTAGTCTTAACTATCAAACTGTGACCCGTCGTTTGGAGAAGTTCAAGACTTCTCGTGGTCGTTGGAACCTAGAAGTTACGCAAGAGAAAGTGGAGCAAATTGAACGGACTTATCAAGCACCTGCTGCTCTTCCTGCCGTAGAACAAAACCTTATCCCCGATAAAGATGATACCTTCGTCAAGTTTGGCAATTTTAATGACATTAAGAAAATTATTCAGTCCCGTATTTTCTATCCTGCGTTCATTACGGGTCTTTCGGGTAATGGTAAAACGTTTTGTGTGGAGCAAGTTTGTGCCCAACTTAATCGGGAATTAATCCGTGTCAATATTACTATCGAAACCGATGAGGATGATCTTATTGGGGGTTTCCGCCTTGTTAATGGTGAAACTGTGTGGCACAACGGACCAGTCATCGAAGCACTGGAACGTGGCGCTGTCCTACTTCTCGATGAGGTGGATCTTGCATCTAATAAAATTCTTTGCCTCCAATCCATCCTAGAAGGTAAAGGAGTATTTCTGAAAAAGATTGGTACTTTCGTCAAACCTGCTGCTGGTTTTAATGTGGTTGCCACTGCAAACACCAAAGGTAAAGGTTCTGATGATGGTCGTTTTATCGGCACCAACGTCCTCAATGAGGCGTTCCTAGAACGTTTCCCTGTGACCTTTGAACAGTCCTATCCTGCTCCTGCTACTGAGCAAAAGATCCTGGAAGGTGTTGCTCTGGACCTTGGTGTGGAAGATCGTGACTTCTGCAAACGTCTTGTAGACTGGGCAGACATCATCCGTAAGACCTTCTACGATGGTGGTATTGAGGAAATCATCAGCACCCGTCGTTTGGTTCACATCATCCGTGCATACAGCATCTTCCAAGATAAAGGAAAGGCAATTCAAGTCTGCGTCAATCGTTTTGATGACGAGACCAAGCAATCTTTCTTGGAACTTTATGACAAAGTGGATGTTGATTTCCAAATGCCTATTGACGAAGCATCTGAAAACTGATATAATTGGGGAAGGTAAAAAATGTGCCTTCCCTTTATGAGTGATTTAACCTTTACTATTACTATGGACGAAAACACAAACACAAATTCTAATGGTTTCTGGAAATACAACGAAGATCAAATCTTGAAACAACTTGAACAATATATTGCTGGTACTTATAATCAGCATTATGTAGATAGAACTGGTGGTGGAACCGAACAAACCTTGGATAAGATTAAACATAATCGTCGTGAAGGTTTCTGTGCTGGTAACATCACCAAGTATACTGACCGATATGATACCAAAGGAACTCCTCGTGCTGACTTGTTCAAAGTTTTGCACTATACTATTCTTTTGATTAATCATCTCAATCTCGTCGAAAACAAGTGAAACTCAAACCCCAAATTATGAAACTCTCCGATAACTCTCTGACTATTCTCAAGAACTTTGCCGGGATTAACAATTCCATTCTGGTCAAGCAAGGCAATAAACTTCGTACTATTTCTGTGGCAAAGAATATTCTTGCCGAAGCAGATATTACCGAAGAGTTTCCCCGTAACTTTGCAATTTATGACCTTAATCAGTTCCTGAATGGTCTTAGCCTTCACCAAGATCCTGAACTTGATTTTACGAATGATTCTTATATCACAATTCGTGAAGGTAAGCGTCGTGTCAAGTATTTCTATGCTGATCCCAATGTAATCATCTCTCCTCCCGAGAAGGAAATCAAACTTCCCTCTTCGGATGTTTGCTTCCAACTGGAACACGCATCTTTGGAAAAACTCCTCAAAGCAGCAGCAGTATATCAACTTCCTGACCTTTCGGCAGTTGGTGAAGCAGGTGTTGTGAAACTGGTTGTTCGTGATAAGAAGAACGATACTTCTAACGAATACTCCATTGTGGTTGGTGAGACCGATAAGGAGTTTACGTTTAACTTCAAGGTTGAGAATATCAAGATTATTCCTGGTGCTTATGATGTAGTTGTGTCAGAAAAACTTTTGTCACAATTCAGCAATACCAAGTACAATTTGCAGTATTATGTTGCTCTGGAACCTGACTCTACTTTCGGATGATGCAATTTCTTCTCTATTTGACTCCTGCTGGGCAAGAAATTATTAGTACCATTATGCGGAGAAATTACAATGTTGTTGAAAATGCGCCAATTTGCCGAAATAAAGAACTTTTTGGTGTTGTGCAAACTCCCAACTTTGTAATTTGTCTGAATAATATTAAGAATACTATTAGTCCAGTTGATCATTATGTAAATGAGACAGTTTATCACGAAGCAGTTCACGTAGCTCAAGCTTGTAAGAAAAAACCACTAGGAGTAAATGTTTCTCTTGATGCTTACAAGATGAATGACGTAGTTCGTTCTACAAAAGTTGCCGGTTCTTATCCTGTATATGAATCGGAAGCATACTTCTTAGAAGACAAACCTGAACAAGTGCTTTATTATTTGAAAAAGTTCTGTTTTTAATTATGAACATCTTTGTGACCAATAAATTTCCTGCTGAAAGTGCAATTGTACTTCCTGACCGTCATATAACGAAGATGCCCTTAGAAGCGTGTCAAATGCTTTCCATCGTGGCATCCAAGTGGTATCATAACTATGGCACTCTTCCCAAGTCTGATGGAACTCCTTACAGCACTGAGAAGGGTGCCTTTCGTAATCATCCCTGCACCAAGTGGGCTGCCGAATCTATTCACAATGCCTACTGGTTGATTAAGCACGGAATGAATTTATGTGATGAGTATGCAGTTCGTTATGGTAAGATCCATTCGTGCTATAATACTTTACTGTCTGCCTATTATATTTTCCCCAAAGGAAAGATTACTGAGGTGACAGAATTTGTTCGTGCTATGCCCGACGAATACAAACTTGATGAAAGCATTGATACATTCACTGCATACAAAATGTATATTGCTTCCAAACCTTGGGTTGCGGAGAACTATCTCCGTATGCCTTCTCGCAAACCTGAATGGATTTGATTATGAATAATGATTTTTTGTGGGTAGCAAAGTATGCCCCAAAGACTATTGAAGATTGTATTCTCCCTGAGAATATTAAGAAGACATTTAGTGATTTTCTAAATAAAGGTGAAATTCCAAATATGCTACTTGCTGGTCCCCCAGGAGTTGGTAAAACCACAGTAGCAAAAGCATTATGTAACGAGTTAGGAGTAGATTATTATGTCATTAACGGATCCGACGAGGGTAGATTCCTCGATACTGTCAGAAACAATGCGAAGAACTTTGCTTCGACCGTCTCACTTTCGTCAGATGCTAAACACAAAGTCGTTATCATTGACGAGGCAGATAACACGGGAAACGACGTACAACTCCTCCTTAGGGCGTTTATTGAGGAATTTGCTGGTAACTGCCGATTCATCTTCACCTGCAACTACAAGAATAAAATCATCGAACCCCTCCATTCCAGGTGTGCTGTGGTTGAGTTCGGCATCAGAGGTAAAGAAAAAACCCAGTTGGCAGGATCCTTCTTCAAGCGTTTACAAGACATCTTGGGTGCGGAGGGCGTCCGATATGATCCGAAAGTCCTTGCAGAACTAATCAATAAGCACTTCCCCGATTGGAGGAGAGTGCTTAATGAGTGTCAGAGGTATTCTGTTGGTGGTGAGATAGATAGTGGAATTCTTGCATCTTTCTCTGATGTTGCCGTAAATGATCTCATTACTCATCTCAAAGATAAGAACTTTCCCGAGGTTCGAAAGTGGGTGGTTGCCAACCTGGACAACGATTCTTCTGTGATTCTTCGCAGGGTTTATGATGCCTGTTATACTTGTCTTTCACCCCAAACTATCCCTGCTGCTGTTCTTATTATTGCTAAGTATCAATACCAAATTGGTTTCGTTGCTGACCAAGAAATAAATCTTCTTGCAGCACTCACTGAAATAATGTGTGAGTGCGAGTTCCAATGAGACCTGAAACAAGAGAAGCAATGGAGATGCTTTTTACTGCCAAGTGGAATCTTCCAAAGGCAGCAGAGCATTGTAATCTTACTCATAAGGAGTGTAAGATTGTGTTTAATGAGTATTGTAATTTTCACCCCAAGACTTATGAAGAGAGTGCAGAAATCAATTAAAACTTTTCCATTAAAAACTTGTCTTCGATATCCTGGGGGAAAATCCAAGGCAACTAAAACTCTTTCCCCGTGGTTTCCCGAAAACTTTAAAGAATATCGTGAACCATTTATTGGTGGTGGATCTGTGGCATTTTATGCAACTCAGGCATATCCAAATGCCTCAGTTTGGATTAATGATCTTTATGTGCCACTTTATAATTTCTGGATACAACTTCGTGACAATGGAGAAGAACTCTCTGATCGTCTAAAAGAACTTAAAACAAAGGCATCTGATTTTGTAACTCAGGATGAAAAGGATGAGGCACATAAGCAACTCTTCAATGATACAAAAGAACTGATCAATCAGCAAGATGGTATTGATCGTGCCGTAAGTTTCTTTATCTTGAATAAGTGTAGTTTTTCTGGTCTTACTGAGAATAGTACATTTTCAGTAACTGCTTCTGGATCTAATTTCTCATTTGCTGGAATTAAGAAACTCAAAGAGTATTCTAAGTTAATGAGGAACTGGAAGATTACAAATATTGATTACTCAGAAGTAATGAATGCTCCTGGGGATGATGTATTTGTTTTTCTTGACCCTCCATATGACATTAAAGATTTCCTTTACGGAAAGAACCGAGAAATGCACAAGTCCTTTGATCACGAAAGATTTGCCGAGGATGTCTATAAGTGCCCCCACGAATTTATGATTACTTATAATCTTAATGATAGGTTGTGTGAGTTGTATAAGGACTATTATCTTCGTGAATGGAAACTCAGGTACTCTATGGCACACAGGGGTGAAAAGGGAACCGATGAAAATGTTAAGACCGAACTATTAGTTACAAATTATCCAACAGAGAAAATGAACAAATTGGAGGAACTTCTTTATGCCTGAACTAAAAGATTGGTTAAACTCGATTAATCAAACAAAGAAGAATCTGATTGATGAAGATCCTTCCTTGGAGAAGGATTATGCTCCATACATTATCAATCGTTGTTTCTCTGGGCATATTGATTGTCTAATGTATGCAAATGAGATGAACAAGTATCATTTCCTCCCAAAGAAGATGCAGTATGACTTTTTTATAAATAGTCTGAGAGTTAAAAAGAGATTTTCTCCTTGGCTCCGCAAAGATACGATCAAAGATCTTGATTATGTAAAACGTTACTATGGTTATAGTAATGAGAAAGCAAAACATGCTTTGAGGATTCTTACCCAAGAACAACTAACATTTATTAAATCGAAATTTGAAACTGGAGGAACAAATAGTTCTTTAAAATAGTTTTCTTATAAATAGTATAAGGAATTGTTTTTATAATATGAAATTAAAAAACCAAAACATAAAATACGGAAAACTTCCTATAAGAGAAGATTTAATTAATTTATATAAAAGCAATACCTTACAAGAAATTGCCGAAGTTTATCAAACTACCAAAACTAGAGTTAGAAAGTGGTTTGATATTTTAGAAATAGAAAAAAAACCTCAAGGTGGAGGTAACAATAGAAAAGTAATTGATGCAATTACAAAAGAAGATCTACTTAATTTAATTGATTCTAAAAAAACAAATCAACAAATTGCTATTATATTAAATTGTTCTAAAAGTAATGTTTGTAGACTTTTAAAGTATCATAATTTGGGCAGACAAAATAATACCACACATTATAAAAAATATTGCAGTAAAGTGAGAAGATTAACTGAAAAAAATTATGTTAAATATCAAAGCATAATTAATCCAAATAATTATCCCAGAACATTATGCGGTGTTGAGGATGGTTATCAAATAGACCATAAATTGTCAGTAAGATTTTGTTACGATAATAATATATCTGAAGAAATTTGCTCTTCCGTAGACAATCTCCAAATGCTTGAATGGTCTAAAAACCTAAATAAAAGATATGTAAACAATTTTGAGGAAAATTATGTCAGTTGTAAATGAACCAATTGTGAAATGGACTCCAGATATGATGATTGAGGTCTTATTGAATGAACCTGATGATTTTCTCAAGGTTCGTGAAACTTTGACACGTATTGGAGTTGCTTCAAGAAAAGAAAAAAAATTGTATCAGTCGTGTCATATTCTGCACAAGCAAGGTAGATATTATCTTGTAAGTTTTAAAGAACTTTTCGCACTTGATGGCAAACACGCTAATCTTACGGTAAATGACGTTCAGCGTCGTAATCGTATTGCTCAACTTATCGCAGATTGGGGTCTGGTAGAAATCGTTGATGTTTCTAAGATTTCTGATATTGCCCCGCTGAATCAAATCAAAGTCCTTGCCTATAAGGATAAGGGAGATTGGATTCTGGAGACCAAGTATAATATTGGTGCCAAAAAGAAGCGCACAGAAGAGGAAACCGAATAAAAAAGTGGGGTTGCAATACCCCCCTTTTTGTGCTATACTAATTGAGTAAACCTACAAACTCCCTGCCTCAAGGCAGCATCTTCTTTATTGGTCGATGAATGGTGAGTAGATTATTAAATATAAAAAAATGATTGAAACAAAGGATTTTACGGGAAACATTACCGTAAATTGCAATTATCCACTGCAAGATTTTTTAAACCTGCCTGAAGTTCCTTGTCAGAGAGATACTGAAGCACGATTGAGTAAAGCAAGGGGACATCTTAAAGAAGTTAGACCAGAACACTGCGTTGTTCACTTGGTTCGTCTGACAAAAGACTGTATTGTAGCAGGAAAACTATATCCAAAAGGTATGGTGTTTAGGGTAGATGGAAATACTAGAGCATTAAATTGGGAAAAGGAAGGGTCTGATTATCTTCCACAGAAATTAGTTGCCATTACATATGAGTATGAGGATCTTGATCAGATCAAAGAGTCGTATGATACTTTTGATTCTGCTGAAGCAACGGAAAAAAATCAGCAAAAAGTTTATGGTATTCTCACTGGATTTTATGATTATACCCCGAAGAATGAAAAACTTTCCAGAGGAATTATTCTCTCTGGCATGAATAAGGCTTGTCACCTTATGAAACCTACAGAGTGGAATCAATCTAATGTAAAGAACTCTGAACAACTTCGTGATCAACTTTCTTTTTGGATGATAAAGGGGTGTCTTCAAGCACTTGATGAACTTATGGTTAGAAAGGATAGGTGGTGCCAACCATTTATTGCTGCTGCCCTCATGTCTCTTTATTATTATGGACCTAATAATCAAAAACTTCGTAAACTGTGGGAATTGATTGAGAAAGGTGTAGGAAATACATATGGTGATGATTGGGATGGTCTAACACACATCACTGAAACCTGGAAGACTGGTGGTATGTTTAAAGATCCTAATGTCTGCAAAGATACGCGATGGGACAATATGGACCGCACAGTATCTTATCTTTTATACTGGATTGATAAGTATATGAATGATGAAACTGGTTCAAAGGTCGGAAATGGTTGGGATAGGGTGGCAAAGGACTACAAGAATAGGGGAACTCAACTCTTCTCTTAATATGGTATTGGGTATAACCGAATAAAAAAGTAGGGAGTTCAACACTCCCTTTTTTTATGTTCTTTGCTATATACTAATGATGTTGCCTTCGGGGACATTATTAACTTACAGACGCTTTAAGGAGGTCTATTATGTTCGGAACAAGTTCGCTTACACTCTCAGTACCAGAAACTGCAAAATATCTGGTAGAGCTTCAAAAAAACAGCATCGGATTGGATGAGTGGTTTAAAAGGTTTGATACTGCCTATGAGACACATACTAACTATCCACCATACAATCTAGTCAAAGAAAGTAGTATTGATTTCAGATTAGAAATTGCACTTGCTGGATACAAAAGAGAAGATATTGAAGTCACTACAGAATGGAATAAATTATTTGTGGATGTGAAGAAGGTCAGTGATACTGATGATGAGTATCTACATCAAGGATTGGCAAAGCGGGCATTCACCCGCACCTGGACCTTATCTGATGATGTAGAAGTTTGTGATACTTCATTTGTTGATGGACTTCTCACTATTAAAATTAAAAGAGTGATTCCAGAGCACCAGAAAAAAAAGGTTTATGAATTGAAATAAATAGAATTGAATATTGTCGCCGCAGGGAGGTAACTGGCAAAATCCAGTTGCACCTCTCTTTTTTTTGTGCTATAATGAGTTGAGAGGAAAACTAAAAATGTCTGTAAAGATTGCTCTATTAAAATCCGGAGAATCAGTAATTGCTGATATTAAGGAGTTGATTTCTGACGAAAAGGTATGTGGATATCTTTTTACAAATCCGCATAAGATTGAAGTCAGTAACTCAGTCTTCTTAACAGAACAACCAACAGAATCTGATTCTGTGAGTATTACATTCTCCTCCTGGATTCTCTTCACAAGCGATGATGAGATTCCAGTTCGACCAGACTGGATTGTGACTATTGTTGAACCAGTCAAAACTATTAAAGAAATGTATGAGGAAAAGGTAAATGGAACGGAAAGTGAAGTGTCTCTTATTGAAGATTGACACAATATTGATTACAGAAATTGTTGAAGTTGGTTCTGAACTTGGAGAACCTGATTGTAAACTGATTAATCCTTATCGATTTTTTGGTGAAGATGACCTCCAACGTTGGCCAGAGGTTACTAATCAAACAGAATTGATGATTCATTCTGATAGTATTCTTACAATTGTAGATCCAACTCCCGAAATTATTGAAAAGTATCTTGAACTAACTGCCTAATGAGATTTTATACAAACGTTCAGATGGTCGGGGATCACTTCTTGGTCCGTGGTTATGAAAATGGAAACAGTTTTATGACCCGTGAGAAGTTTTCTCCGACTCTTTTTGTTCCTTCTAAAAAACAAACAAAATATAAGACACTGAGCGGTGAATGTGTGGAACCAATTCAACCTGGTTCTGTGCGTGATTGTCGTGATTTTATCAAGACATATAATGGTGTTGAGAGTTTCAAAATTTATGGAAATGACCGATACATCTATCAATACATCTCTGATAACTATCCAGAAGAACAAATCAAATTTGATATTTCTAAAATCAAACTCGTAACAATTGACATTGAGGTTGCGTCTGAAAATGGATTCCCTGATGTGGCAAGTGCTGCCGAGGAAATGCTTCTGGTTACAATTCAAGATTATAATACGAAGAAGATTACAACCTGGGGTGTTGGTCCG